GCTATGTATTTGGCGCATTTACTGTTGCCAGCACGTCATCGGTTAGCGCGTCCGCTAACGTCGTTAAAAGCGCCTCGTTTAGCGTCGCGGCATCTACATCTGCTTCTGTTGCAGCGCAGCGGATTGCTATTGCATCCAGTGCCATAGCGGCAGAATCGACCTCCAGCGTCTCCGCGCTACGCTACGCCATTGGTGCCTTTACGGCGGCCAGCTCTTCTGTCGCCAGCATTTCCGCGGTGCGCTACGCCATTGGCGCCTTTGCCGCGAATGACGAAAGCGCCATGTCGGTCTCGGCGATCCGGGTGCCGCTGGTTAGTATCCTGATAGACGCCTGGGCTGACATGACTGTCAGCACCAGCGTTATCGTGAATCAGGCGCTAACGATTAGCGCCGAATCGGCGGCTTCCATTAATGGCATTCGTATCCAGCCTTGCGCGATATTGAGCGCATCTGAGTCTGGCATGACGCTCAATGCTGTTCTAAAATGGGTCGCAGAATCTGACACGGCAGAAACATGGACGAGCATCCCGGACCAAGGCGAGGTCTGGACTGCGGTTTCTGACGCCTCGACAAGTTGGGCCGAGCAAAGCGACACCCCTGAGACTTGGACGCCTATCCCTGAGAATTCCGAAACTTGGCAGCTTGCTGCATGAGGTAATAAATGGCTGATACGACCACAACTAACTTGCTGCTGACCAAGCCCGAGGTCGGCGCCTCAACTGATACTTGGGGCACCAAGATCAACACGGATCTGGACAGCATTGATGCTGTCTTTGCTGCCGCAGGTAACGGCACTTCTGTGGGCCTTAATGTCGGGTCTGGCAAGACGCTCACGGTTGCCGGGACGCTGACGGCGTCTGGGACCGTGACGCTGCCTGCGGCCGCTACGGCGGGCGGCGCCACGATCGTCACCGTCAGCGGCACGCAGACCCTGACGAACAAGACCCTGACGACCCCCGCCATCAGCGGCGGCACTCTGAACGATGCCGTCATCGGCGGCTCGACGCCCGCGGCTGCGACGTTCACGACGCTGACGGCTACTGGCGACGTGAACTTCACGGGCACGGGCGCGGTGCAGGTTCCGTCCGGTACGACGGGCCAGCGCCCGGCCGGCACGACCGGCGACTTCCGGTTCAACTCCTCTCTCGCCAAGTTTGAGGGTTACAACGGCACGGCCTGGGGTGCTGTGGGGGGCGGCGCGACTGGCGGCGGGTCGGACGAAATCTTCGTCGAGAACGGCCAGACCGTGACGACGAGCTACACGATCACGACCAACAAGAACGCCATGTCGGCCGGGCCGATCTCTATTAATTCCGGGGTGGTCGTAACAGTCCCCTCCGGCAGCACGTGGACGGTGGTCTGACCATGCCCCTGAAGCTCAACTCCTCTGGTGGCGGCAGCGTCACCCTCGACGTGCCCAGCACGGCTAGCGACTTCACCGCGACCGTCCCGGCAAACACCGGCACCCTCGTTACCACCGGCAGCACGGCTGCTGTGACGCAGGGGATGCTGGCGTCTGGCGTGGCGGGCAATGGCCCTGCGTTTAGTGCGCACCTTGGCAGCAATCAGTCGCTCTCAAACAACGTCTTTACCAAACTCAACATCAACGTAGAGGCGTTCGATACCAATAACTGCTACAACACCTCTCTCTACAGGTTTACGCCAAACGTTGCGGGTTACTACTTTGTGACCGGCACTATGACGTGTATCAACTCTGTATATGTTGTTGTATACATCTACAAGAACGGCAACCTACTCAAAGAGGGCGTCCAGGGCGCCGCGATAAATGCACCGTATCGAACCAATGTTAGCGGCTTGATTTACATGAACGGCACAACCGATTTCTTGGAGCTTTACGGTCTTCAGGCGGGCGGTTCTTCTTTTGACGCGCTTGCTGGCGCAGGGCCTACTTTCTTCGACGCATTTATGGCGAGGGCCGCATGATGACCCTCTACGACCGCATCATCGCGATCTACCCCGACCTGACGACGCAGGACTTCCTGACCGTCATCCGGCTCCAGAACGACAGCGACGGGCGTGGCGACTACATCGCCGCCTGGAACCACCCGACGCTCCCGCGCCCGACGCAGGAACAGCTTGACGCAGTGGAGGCCAACTGATGCCCCTCATTCTGAATGGAAGCACCGGCATCTCCGGCACGGACGGCAGCGCTGGCACGCCTGCGGTGCAGGGCACCGACAACAACACTGGGATGTTCTTCCCGGCGGCTGACCAGATCGCCTTCGCTGAGGGCGGCGTTGAGGCGATGCGGCTGAATGCGGCGGGCAACATGGGCATCGGGACGACGACGCCATCTGTTCGGCTGTCTGTGCCTGTGCCCACGCAGAATGTCGGGACGTCAAATGTGTTCCGCATATTTGACGACGGCGCTGCCTCAAGCTCAACGAACAACAATTCGTATGGCATGGGTATGGATACCGATACCGGGCGGTTTGCGTTTACCGCCGGGAACGGGGGTGCCTTCGCATTTTTCACGGCAAACACTGAACGCGCTCGCATCACCCCTAACGGCGATCTGCTTGTAGGAACGCCGAATGCCTTCGGCGCGTCAACTGGTGGCCTGCAAATTCAGAATGGCGGCGAGCAAATACGCATTAAGAACGCCAACAACGCCGGGTTCTGGCGTATGACCGCCGACAATAACAACACCGTTTACATCATCAACCAAAGCACGCTTGGCGTGTTTATGGCAAACGGCGCATCGGCGTGGTCCGGCCTGTCTGATGAGCGGGCAAAGGACATTATTGAGCCAATTCAAGACGCCGCCAACAAGGTTTCCCAGCTTCGTGCGGTGATCGGGAAGTACAAGGTGGATGAGGAGGGCAAGCGACGGCCCTTCCTCATCGCGCAGGACGTGCAGGCGGTGCTGCCGGAAGCCGTGAGCATCGCTGACCCGGAGACGGGTCATCTTGGGCTTGCCTATACCGAAGTGATCCCTCTGCTCACCGCTGCCTTGCAAGAGGCGCTGACCGAGATCGCCGCGCTCAAGGCCCGCGTGGCCGCGCTGGAGGCCCGCTGATGTCCACAGTTTCCGTTATCAACGTCAAGCACCCCAGCAGCGCCAGCAACAACATCGTGCTGGACAGCAGCGGCAACGCGACGTTCGCGGGCACCGCCGCGATGGCGAGCAGCTTCCTGCGGAACCGGATCATCAACGGCGACATGCGGATTGACCAGCGCAATGCTGGGGCGAGCGTCAACACATCGTCTGCTACTAGCGGAGCGTTTCAGCTAGATCGCTGGAAGACGTTTGTGGCTGGCAGCATGGTTGTGGCCGTTCAGCAGTCGTCTATTGCGCCAACTGGATTTACAAACAGTACGGCCTACACCGTCTCTACCGCCGATGCCTCTATAGCGGCTGGTGACCTATATGTCATCGAGCAGCCGATTGAGGGGTTTAACTGCTACGATCTCAACTTCGGAGCGTCTCCCGCTTCGACCGTCACCCTGTCGTTCTGGGTTCGCAGTTCCATAACTGGCACATACTGCGGTGCGCTGGGCAATTCGGCTGAAAACCGCTCTTATGTGTTTGCGTTCTCGGTGAACTCTGCGAACACTTGGGAACAAAAGACAATCGCCATCCCAGGCGATACGGCAGGCACTTGGCTGACCAACAACGGAATTGGCATTCGCGTTCGGGTAACCCTTGGCGCAGGGTCCAACTTTCAGGGCACGGCAAATGCCTGGAGCGGCGCAAACCTGTTTGCCACGGCATCGCAAACGCAATGGGTTTCGACCAACGGCGCGACCTTCTACCTGACCGGCGTCCAGCTTGAGGTCGGCACTGCGGCCACGCCGTTCGAGCGGCGGCAGTTTGGGCAGGAACTGGCGCTGTGCCAGCGGTACTTTCAAAAAAGCTATGACCTAAACCTAGCATTGGGGTCTATTGAGCAGATCGGCTCTGTTCAAACGTCCGCAGATGTCACTGTGTTTTACAAAAACTTCGGTCCTATACGCTTGATGGGACCGATGCGCGTGCGACCGTCTATAACAGCCTACAACCCAGTTACCGGCAGCACGACCAACCCCGTTCGCAATGCAAATGTGGGGACAAATCTCCCACTCGTAGTCTACGATATTGGGCAAAATTTCTTTAGTGCTTTCATAGACAACGTTTCTACTGTAGCGGGTGCGCTCTTGCAATTTCACTATTCAGCATTTGCGGAACTCTGAGCCATGTATACCAACGCCCAATACTACAACGTCCCGGGTGTCAGCCCCGCAGGTATCCGCTGCGACATCAACGGCGTGACGAGTTTCGTGCCGCTGGATGAAGCAAACACCGACTATCAGAACATCATGGCCCTGGTTGCGGCTGGCGAACTGACCATCGCCCCTGCGGAGTGACGATGACCCAAGACCTCTACAACATCATCGTCGGGGTCGCTGGCGCCGCAATCGGATGGATTCTTAAAGTGGTTTGGGACTCGGTGCGCGAGTTGCAGGCCGACATGAAGGAAATCGAGAAGGAACTGCACACCGAGTACGTCAGCAAGCACGACTACCGGGCTGACATTATTGAGGTGAAGGAAATCCTCAAGCAGATTTTCGAGCGGCTGGATCGCAAGGCCGACAAGTGATGGAACTGCCGAAGCTCACGCCTGTTGTGCAATTCGCCACGGCGACCTTCGCGCTCGCCGTCGGCGGATACACGGCCGGCGAGAAGTTCGGCTGGTTCCGCAATGAGATCATCACCTGGACGCCAGAACACTTCCGCATCTCCGACGCCAAGATCGGAGAGCCGATCACCGTCACCGTCGCCCGCATCAAGCGCCGCGACGATTGCTCCGTCGAGGGCTTCAACGTCACCGTCCGCGACGGCATGGGCGTCGTCCATGAAGCCGCGCCCAGCATGACGCGCTTCACCGGCCCCGCCGGCCCCGAGATCGACACCTTCACCTACACGCTGACCATCGCGCCCGATCGCGTCTCGCCAGGCCGCGCGACCCTGCTCGCCACCATTCGCTACAAGTGCCCGGAGGGCGAGCGCACCGTCACCTATCCCCGGCATCCTAACCTCACCTTCGCGCTGGAGCGGTGACATGGACCAGCTGCTGAACCTCGTCCGCACCGTCGCCCCAACTCTCGCCACGGCCGTCGGTGGCCCGCTCGCCGGCATGGCCACGCGCGTCATCTCAGAGGCCCTGCTGGGCAAGCCTGACGCCACCGAGGCCGAGCTGGTCGAGGCCGCGAAGGCAGCCACGCCCGAGCAGCTGCTGGCGCTCAAGAAGGCCGAGCAGGACTTCGCCGTCCGCATGCGCGAGCTGGACGTCGACCTCGAGCGCATCGCCCAGGCCGATCGGGCCTCCGCCCGCGAGCGCGAGGTGAAGACAGGCGACTGGACGCCCCGGCTCCTGGCGGCCTCTGTGACGATCGGCTTCTTCGGCGTGCTCGGCTACATGATCCAGCACGGCCTGCCGCAGCATGGCGGCGAGGCGATGCTGGTCATGCTGGGCACGCTTGGGACCGCCTGGGGCGCGATTATGAACTACTACTTCGGCTCAAGCGCGGGGTCGAAGGAGAAGACCGACGCGATCAACCAGATGGTGAAGCCGCGATGAGGGGCAATTTCGAGCCGGCCCTGGAGGCGGTGCTGAAGCACGAAGGCGGCTTCGTGAACCACCCCCGCGACCCGGGCGGCATGACGAACCTGGGTGTGACGAAGCGCGTCTGGGAGGAGTGGGTCGGGCGCCAGGTGACTGAAGAGGAGATGCGCGCCCTGACGCCCGAGGCGGTCGAGCCGCTGTACCGGGCCCGCTACTGGGACGCGGTGCGGGGCGACGACCTGCCTGCTGGGGTCGACTACGCGGTCTTCGACTGCGCCGTGAACTCCGGCCCCCGGCGCGCGATTATCTTCGCCCAGAGGGTTGCGTCTGTGACGCAAGACGGTGTCCTGGGGCCTAAGACGCTGGCGGCGATCGAGGCCTACTGCAAAAAGGAGGGGGCGGACACCTTCGTCGAGGTGTATAGCGAAGAGCGCGAGGCCTTCCTCCGGCGCCTGCCGACTTTCGCGGTCTTTGGCCGCGGCTGGACGCGACGGGTGGCGGATGTCGAGATGTACGCCTCGCGCATGGTCGAGAAGGGGATGGCCTGATGCCTCTCGCCGCGCTGAAAATCCCGCCGGGCGTTGTAAAGCCTGCCACGCCGCTGCAAGCGGAAGGGCGTTTCTGGGACGCGAACCTGGTACGCTGGCGCGCTGGCAAGTTGCTGCCCGTGGGCGGCTGGCAGCGCATCTCCAGCGCGCCGCTCGACAGCACGGTGCGCGCCATCTTTGCCTGGTCGGACCTGGGCAATAACCCGTATTCGGTCTACGGCTGCGAAGACAAGCTCTACGTCCTGACGGCTTCCGGTTTCACCGACATCACGCCGGCGGGCTACCTGCCGGCCGATGTCGGGCAGTACGGCGGCTACGGCGCGTCAGACTATGGCGAACTGCTCTACGGCCTTGACTACGCGCTGCGAGACATCACCACCGCGGTACGCTCCTCCAACGTCGTGACCATTACAACGGCCACGCCGCACGGTTACCCGGTTGGCATGTCGGTGCTGATCGCCGGCGTCACCGACACCTCGTTCAACGGCACTTTCACGATCGCCAGTGTGCCGACCAGCACGACCTTCACCTATGCTCAGACGGCCGCAAACGCCTCGTCTTCGGGCGGCACGGCTGCGCTGCCGGTAGCTGACCGGCGTCCTCAGAACCTGCTCTACGCGCAATCTTTCTCTTGGACGTTCGACAACTGGGGGGAAGACGTGTTGGCTGTCGCGTCTAGCGACGGGCGGCTGCTGCACTACAACGTGGGTGAGCCGGTGGCGGGACCTGTCGGAACGAGCGCGATCGTAAACATCGTCCGCGTGGCCAACGTCTGCACCGTCACGACGCAGGACCATCACGGCTACGCCGTCAGCGAAAGCGTCAATATTTCCGGCAACTCATTCGGCGCCTTCAACGGCACTCGGACGGTCACGTCGGTGCCCAGCCTGACGACGTTCACCTTTGCCCTGTCTGGGACCGACACTACGGGCACGGGCGGCACGGTCGCAACGACGAAACCGATCCCGGTCGATAACCGCGCCGTGATCGTCACGCCAGAGCGCCATGCCGTGCTAATTGGCGCTGAGGGCAACCCCCGGCGGGTCGCATGGTCCTCGCGCGAGAACTACACCGATTGGGACTTCGCCTCGACGACCAACACCGCGGGCTTCCTCGACCTCGATACCGAAAGCATCCTGATCATGTGCGCGCCTGTGCGCGAGGGGACGCTTATCTGGACGGAGAACGAGGCGTGGCTGATGCGCTTCATCGGCCTACCCTACATCTACTCGATCGACCGGATCGGCTTTAACTGCGGCCTAATGTCGCCCAAGGCCTTCGCAACGGTAGCCGGGCGCTGCATCTGGATGGGCAAGGAAAACTTCTGGATTTACGACGGCGGCGTCGTAAAGCCCTTGGCGTGCGACGTGGGCGCCTATGTGTTCGACAACATCGACCCCGGCGCCGGCCCGCTCTACACGCACGGCACCGAGAACGGCGTCTTCCCGGAGGCTTGGTTCTGGTTCCCGTCTCAGGGCTCAACCGCCCCCGATCTGTGCGTATACTATAACTACCAAGAGCAGTGGTGGGGCATCGGCAGCACGATGACGCGCACGGCGGCCTACAGCGCCGGCGTTTACCCCTACCCGCTGGCGTCCGACGAAGATGGCAACATCTACTATCAGGAGGACGGCTGGACCGCCGCCGGCCTGCCCATCCAGACGGACCGCTACGCCGAGACGGGCGCGCTCAATATCCAGAACGGCACGGCGCTGTCCTTCGTCCGTCAGGTTCTAACCGACAGCGGCTACGGTTACGACAGCACGCAGTTGACCTTCTTCTCGTCCTTTACTCCCGAGGGTTCCGAGACGGCGTCTGGGCCCTACAACCCGCGGTCTGACGGCTACACCGACGTCCGGGTGACAGGGCGGGATTTCCGGGTGAAGATCGCGTCGACCAAGGACGCCGAGTGGAGCATTGGCCAGATGCGGCTTGATTTCGTCCCGAAGGGCGGCCGATGAGGGCCAACCTACCCCCCGCGCCAGACAGGTACGACCCCGCCTACTTCAGCCGGGCCTTCGCCGGGCTTGATCAGGCCCTTAGCCAGACTGTGACAAAGATTGAAGCCGTCCAGTCGGTTTTGCTTCAAGCGCCGAACGGCTCGGTCTATAAATTGACCGTAGACAATGCAGGGAACCTAGTAACAACGGCGGTGGCTCTTGGACAAACAGGCGCTCCTCCTTACTAGGATGCGGAAGGCGCTGCGTCTGGGCAGCGACACGCACACCCTAGAAGACCTGGTCGAAGCCCTTCGCAAAGGGGAGATGCAGGCGCACTACAACGATCGGGCGATTATGATTACGGAAATCGCCCAGTCGCCACGACGGCGGTTTGTGCATGTGTTTCTGTCTGCTGGCGAGCTTGATGGTGTCATCGAGCTTATGGAGCAGGTGGAGAAGTGGGCAATCGCCCAGGGATGCGAGTTTGCGCGGGCCTGCGTCCGCCCAGGGTACGAGCCGGTCTTGAAGGCCCGGGGCTGGAAGCGGCGCATGATTATGATGGAGTACCACCCCAATGGGTAGCAGCGCGCCTAGGGCTCAGACGGTAACGCAGCGGACAGAGCTTCCGCCTTGGCTGGAGGGCGTGACGCGCGAGAACATCGCACGCGCCGAGTCGATTAGTAACCAGCCCTACCAGGCCTACCCAGGCCAGATGACGGCCGGGTTTACGCCGGAGCAAGAGGCTGCGTTCCGGTACACGCAGAGCGGCATTGGGGCGACGCAGCCGTTCTTCGGGCAGGCGCTCAATCAGGCGGCGATGGGGACGACATTCGAGCCGTCCACAGTGACGCCAACTGGCGTCACCGCCGACCGCGTGACCGCGCAGAACTTCTTGAGCGGTAACGTCGGCGCGTACATGAACCCCTATATTCAGAACGTCGAGGAGGCCGCGCTTTCTCGTCTTGCCGGGGCAACGCAGCAGGCTGTTAACCGGATCGGGGATCAGGCGCTGGCCGCGCGCGCTTTTGGCGGGTCGCGCCAAGGCATTGCCGAGGGCGTCGCTCTGGGCGAGGCCACGCGGTCGGCCGGTGAGCTTTCCGCGAACCTGCGCTCGCAGGGTTTCACTCAGGCGGCGAACCTCATGCAAGCGGACGCGCAGCGTGCCTTGCAGGCTGATCTGGCGAACCAGCAGGCTGGGCTTCAAGCTGGTCAGTTCACGGCGCAGCAGGCCTTGCAGGCCCAGCAGTTGAACCAGGCAGCGGGGCTTCAGGGCTTGCAAGGGCGTCTGGCGGCGGCGCAGCAGACGGGCGCGCTGGCGCAGCAGGCGCAGGCAGCACGCCAGCTTGACGCGGCGCTGCTTGAAAACATCGGCCAACAGCGTCAGGCGATGAACCAAGCGGCGCTGGACGAGGCGTATGCCCGCTTCATGGAGCAGCGGAATTACCCAATCGAGATGCTGAACCTGCGCCTCGCGGCGACGAGCGCGACGCCCTACGGCGCGACCACGACGGGGACGCAGTTCGTCCCGCGGGGTAACGCCCTTCTGGGTGGTCTGGGCGCTGTCGGTTCTGCCGCCTCTGGTATCGCGTCTCTGGCGGGGCTCTTCTCTGACGAGCGCGCGAAGACGGACATCGAGAAGGTCGGCAAGGATAAGGACACCGGCCTGACGATGTACGCCTACCGCTACAAGGGCGACCCGAAGAGCTACCCGAAGGTCGTTGGCCCGATGGCGCAAGAGGTCGAGAAGACGTATCCCGATCAAGTGCGCGACGTCGGCGGGCGCAAGGTGGTGAACCTGGGCTTCGGCCCGATGCGGAAGGCGATGCGCGATGGCTGATATCCCGACCATCGCGGACTACATATACCGCCGGGCAACGGAACTCGGCGTCGATCCGAACTTGGCGTTGGGCATCGCGTCGCGAGAGGGCCTGAACTTCCGCACGCTGAGTTCTCCGACCTTCGGCAACGCCGACAATCGCGGCTACTCTTTCGGCCCGTTCCAGCTTTACTCTGGTTCGCGCGACCCCCGCAGCATCGCGCCTGGCGGTATGGCCTACGAGTTCCAGCAGCGGTACAGCGCGCCGCCGTCGGCGCAGAACTGGCGCGAGCAAGTCGACTTCAGCCTTGAGCGTATGCGCGATCGAGGCGTTGGCCCTTGGTACGCCGTCCGTAATGCGGGCGGCGTTGAGCCGATCACGCAGATCGGCCGTCAGTTTGCGGAGCGTCTGGGACTTGGTGCGCCTGCCGCCCCGCCTGCTGGCGTGCCTGGCCCGCAGGCTGATTTGGGCTCGTTTTCTCCGCAGCCCCCGCCCGCGGCTCCCGCGCCGGTTTACGGCAGCGACCTGGGTACTGGCCTGCGCCGTCTTGGTAACTTCCTTGCGCCCGGGCTTATCGACCCTGCGACGCCTCTGACGCCGGAACAGCAGCAGCAGGAGCGTGAACGCAACGAGGCGCAGATGGTCACGGCGCGCAACCAGCAGGGCGCCGCGCGTGCGTTTGGGGCTCTTGCGCAGATGGGCACACCCCAGGACTTGCCGCAGCCGGACTTGCGGGCCCAGGTGGCAGGCCCCCGTCAGTTCCAAGGCCTGCAAGCCTTCAACCCTATGCGTATCCGCCGCCGCGGCCTTCTGGACTAGGAGATACCCATGGTCGGTCTTCTTGACTTCTTTACTGGCGGCGACCCCGAACAGATGGCGCAGATCGATCCGCGCTACGGGGTGCCGCGCTCCGACGTCCGCGACGCGGCGATTAACACGCTGGGGAACATCAGCGCCCTGCTGCTCGCGGCCGGCCAGCCGATCATGCCGTCGCAGCGCGCGCAACTTATTGCTCAGATCGGCCCGGCGGCGGCTGGGGGCGGGACCGACCTCTACAACGCCGCCCAGCGGCGTCTGATGACGGCGCAGATGCAGCAGCGCCAAGCACAACAGCAGTCTGCCACAGAGTTCGCCAACATGCTGATGGGGCGTCCCGCCGCTGGTGCCGCTGGTGCCGCTGGTGCCGCTGGTGCCGCTGGTGCCGCTGGTGCCGCTGCCGGCGCTACCGCTCCCGCCGCGGGCGAACCTAGCGGTGGTGCAGGTGCCGTAGGTGGAGCGGCGCCGGCGGGTGCTGCCGGGGCCCAGCCTCCGGCGCGCGCCGCCGCCCGCACCATTGAAAACATGCCGGCGGACTTACGAGCGACGGCGGCGCGCGCGGCGCTTAGTGGTGATCTCTCCGGCGCTAGGCAGATCGTCGCCAACTGGCTGACGCCTCCGCAACCCGACGAGTTTTCGCGCTTGCTGGCCCAAGCCGGCGTAGAGCCTGACAGCCCCGAAGCGCGCACGCTTGCCCGCAACATTTTGGAAAACCGAGGGACGCCTCCTCCGGCGCAGATGGGCCCGATCCCGCCCGGTTTCCGCGCGACTTACGACGAGCGCGGGCGCCCCATTTCGGTGGAACCCATCCCCGGCAGTCCTGCGGCTCGCGAAGCCGAGCGCGCCGAACAGGCAGGGCGTGTTCGCACCGAAGCGACCCAGCAGACGGGCGGAACGGTTATTCGCTCTATCGACCGCGCGGAAGAAATCATGCGGACGTCGGTTCTTCCGACGACGGGCTTTTTTGCGGACTTCCTTGCTGGGCGCGGCGGCACCGGCGCGCGCGATCTTCGCGGAAATCTCGACACCATTCGCGCCAACATTGGTTTCGACCAGCTTAACCAGATGCGCCAGGCCAGCCCGACCGGCGGCGCTCTGGGTAACGTGTCTAACCAAGAAATCGCGTACTTGCAGGCGGTCATGGGTAGCGTTGACCAGTCTCAGAGCGAAGGGGAACTGCGGCGAAACCTTCGCCGTCTGCGCGACGCATACGATGAAATCGTCAATTACGGCCTTGGTAACCGCCCGCCGGTACAAATCCCTGGCCCCGGCGGGCGCGGTACGGCCGAACCGCCGCGTCCTGCTGAACCCGCCGCTCGCCGCCCTGGCGCGGAAACCCCACGGCCCGGCGCCGAAACCCAACGGCCGGGCGAAATCCGCACGCAGTCTGGTATCATCATTCGGCCAATCCAGTAGGGGCGCGCCATGCGATACGAAGTTACTACCCCCGACGGCCGACGCTTCGAGATTGAGGCGCCGGAGGGCGTGTCCCCCGAGGCGCTGTCCCGCGAGGTCGAAGCAGCGATTGGTCGGCCGGCGGCAGCGCCGCCCGCGGCAACACCACCGCAGCCCATCGGTGTTGGCGAGCGCATGCTGTACGGCGCAGGTGACGTGGCTCGCGGCGTCGAGCAGATAGCGGCAGAACGTATGCGCCCGCCCGAACAGACCGCTGTCGGCAGGGCGCTTATGAGCAACCCGAACCTCCGCGCGGTCATGGAGCGGGGCGCAGCGGCGGTCCCTCTTCCGACCGCCGAAGGCGCGCGCGAAGCTGTGCGCGCCCGTGAAGAGGCGTACGAAGCCCGCCGCGCGGCCGGTGGCGACACGGGTTTCGATTGGGCTCGCATGGCGGGCGGTATTGTTCCGGCCGCTCTGGCAACGGCCGCTCTGCGCGCGCCGGTGACGCTGCCTGGTGCTGCGGCTCAAGGCGGCGTCCTTGGGGCCGCGCAAGGTGCGGCCATGCCGGCACTAGGCGACCCTGAGACGCCCGAACGCATGCGGGCGGCTCTTAGCGGCGCGGCGTTCGGTCTTTTGGGCGGCGCTGGCGGTTATGGTGTGGGGCGCGCGATCGCGCCTCGCGTAAGCCCAGAGGTGGCAACGCTGCGCGAAGCTGGCGTCGAACTGACGCCGGGGCAGGCCTTGGGCGGCGCGGCGCGGACGGCCGAAGAGCGTCTGTCGGCTGTGCCGTTTATCGGCGGCCCGATCCAAGCGGCGCAGCAAAGGGGGACCGAGTCGTTCAACACTGCCATCGCTAATCGAGTACTGGCGCCGCTGAACGCCGCAGTGCCCGAGAACATCAAGGTCGGCCGTGATCTGGTCGATCACGTCAGCACCACCGTTAGCGATGCATACAAGGACATCTCCAGACGGGTCACACCATTTGGTTTGGACCAGCAGTTTGCCACTGACATCGCCAGTGTCTCGCAGCGGTTTCTGACGCCGGACATGGAGCAGGCGCTGGCGCGGTCGCTACAGCGCGATATCCTTAGCCGACTGCAAAACGTCGGCAACCGCATCGACGGCGACACCTACCTCAACATCTCTGAGACGTTGGGGCGGAACGCCCGAGAATACCTTGGGTCGTCGGTGGTTAAGGAGCGCGAACTGGGCCGCGCTTTCGCCGCCGTACGCGAAGCGTTTGACGATCTTCTGGCCCGGTCCAACCCGGACTTGGCCGGCCAAGTTTCGGCGGCGCGGCAGGCCTATCGCAGCTTGGTTCCGCTGCAATCGGCGGCTAAAGCGGCCGAAGGTGGGGTCTTTACGCCGGCTCAGTTCGCTAACGCCGTGCGCAACGCCGATACCAGCACCAGGGGCGCCGCTTTCGCTCGCGGTCGAGCCAACATGCAGGAATTGGCCGACGCCGGAGTGCTTGGGATGGGTGCGTCGCCGGGCGCTGCTGGGGCGATAGATCGTTTGGCGGTCGGCGCCCTGGGCGGCGCCGCAGCCACCGGGGGCGTGCCTGTAGAGCAGCTTTTAGGCGCGGCTTTGGTCGGCGGCGGCGCGTATTCTCGCCCGCTCGCCAATGCGCTGACGACGGCCGTGACGGCCCAGCGCCCCGCGTTCATCCGCGATCTTGGTGACTTCATCGCGCGGTCTGGCGGCCCGATTAGCGTCCCGCTCAACATGATGCAGGCGATGCCCCCGCCTGAAGAGCGCCGCGGGCTGCTCGACTAGACCTTACTGGAGCGTCGCGTCAGGCGGCGCTCCAGTCTGCGCCGTAGCGGCATTAAGGATTTCGCGCCGCTCGCGCAGGCTGCGCAGGACGCTAAACCGCTGGTGCATACGGATCAGAAGGGTGGGACGCTTCTCGCCCTTCAGTTCCTCATGGATCAACTGCTCCAGTTCGTCCTCTCGCAGACTGCCTAGCCGGGCGTTCAGTTCGCGCCAGTTCATGCGATCGTTCCCTTGAGTTCGTCGAGCGCCAGGTCTGAGACAGCGCGCTTGTCATAAAGCGCGGCCCAGATGCGCTCGTCAATAGTCTTGTTACATAGTAACACATAGACCCAGACCGGCTTGGTCTGGCCGCCGCGGTGCAGGCGCCCGACCGTCTGCTCGAACAGTTCCAGCGACCAGGGCAGCGAGAGGAACACCATCTTGTTGCCGCCGTGCTGGAGGTTCAGCCCGTGGCCGGCTGACTTCGGGTGGATCAGCAGCAGTTCGATCTTGCCGGCGTTCCATCGGTTGATGGCGTCGTAGTCGTCCACGGTCGCCGCGTTGGGGTAGCGGCGCTTCAGTTCGGCCAGTTCTTCCTTGAAGTTGTAGACGACGATCGTGTTGTCGCGCTGGTTCTCGGCCAGGATGTCGTCCAGCAGGTCGAACTTGTGCGGCGAGAACCAGACGGCCTTCTGCTGTAACGCAAACTTACCCGCCGTTTCCTGCGCTACGGTTTGGTTATTGTAAGCGAAGCCGCTGGCCATCTGTTGCAGCTTGCTGGTCAGGGTCGCGGCCGTCAGCGCCGTGATCTGCTCGCCCTTCAACTCGACGAGAAAGTCCTTCTTCATCTTCTCGTAGGGCGCGCGGTCAGCCAGATCGCAGCGCATCTCGACCGTGTTGAGTGGCGGCAGCTTGTCCTTGTACTCGCCCGGCTCCAGCACGAAGGTGGCAGGCCGGATGGCGTCCATGACCGCCCCCAGCGCGCCTTTGCGCGGCATCCACTCGCCGTACTCGCGGTTGAGGCAGACGAAGTACTTCTGGAGGAAGGCGCCCTTAGACCGGCCCAGCAGCTTCTGGTCCACGACCTTACACTGCCCAAAGACGTCCTCCAGGCCGTTCGACGTGAACGAGCCCGTCAGGCCCCAGCGGACGCGGAAGCGTTCGATCTTCGCCTCCAGCGCCTTGAACCGCTTGCCCGACGGGTTCTTGAGCCGGGTCAACTCGTCGAAGACGATCCCGTCGAAGCCGTCGAGGTCGGTCAGGGCCTGGAGGTTGTCGTAGTTCGTGACCACGACCGCGGCGTCGGAGGCGAAGGCCGCCTCGCGCTGGCGGGGCGTGCCGACCGCGACCGCGATGGACAGCCCCGGCGCCCACTTCGGCCCCTCGATCGGCCAGACGTCCGTGCAAACGCGCTTCGGCGCCAGGACCAGCCAGCGCCGGACGTGACCGTCGGCCACCATCGCCGCCATCGCCGTCAGCGTGATCGCGGTCTTGCCGGCCCCCACGGGCGCTAGGATCATCCCCCGGTCGCGCTCGTAGAGGAAGTCGGCCGCATCGTTCTGATACGGCCGAAGGCTTACGCGCGGCACTTGGTCAACACCCAGGCCCAGATGGCGCCGCCGCTAACCTTGGCTGCGAACTGAAGGGCGATGATGTGCGGCATCAGAACCCCGAAAGCCAAGGTCGGGAAGATGATCGAGTCCACCAGCGCACCCGCAGCGTTGGACCCGTTTGCGCGGACCAACCAAGTGCCTTTCATCCGGGCGAAGACGCTCCAGTCCACAACCGCAGCAGCGGTGAACGCGACCGCAGACGCGACGGCAATCGCCCCCGCTGCCGGGTTAAGCGCGTAGGTCAGGACGCCCGTGCCGGCGATCAGCGCGCCCATCTGCCAAATCTTTAGACGAGTGTGCAGCCAATCCCGCAACGCCAAGTCTAGCCCGATGAACAGAAAGGCATTTATGGGTGAAACCCACGGCCCGAAGGCGGCGATTGAAAGGTTAGCGGCGGTCATGGCGACGGCGTAGATCGCCATAGCGAGGTAAAGCATGGTCACTCCTTGAAGGTAAAATTGGCTGGAGAGTTGTGCGCTTCTATGCGGTTTCGCATAACCAGCGCACGGGCTTCTTTGGTGGGCGGCAGGTAGTTACCTTTCGCCCACTTCTTATCTATTCCTACGTTGCGGCCGATGTTCGTGGAGTCGGCGCTGGCCAACGGTATCCGGGTGAACACCTTTGGGTTCAGCATCCGCAAGCCGTGCAACTTGCACAGCGGGCGGCCGTCAGAACCGCAGGCCGCCTGCATGGCCTGCGCTATGCGGTCCCACCAAATCGGTGTCCCAACGGTGGCGTATTTGCCGGAGCTGCCGAGGCAGACGCGAGGGTAAGTGTTTGCCAAGCGGTCTAGCCGGTCCAGGCTTTCGTGCATGTGCCAGACTGGCGCCCCAAACCACACCGGCAACGGCCACTCGTCCAGCAGCGCGTCGTTGGCGGCCTCGTCGCCGTCAATAACGTCGGGGATGACCGCAAAGTCGCAGGACGGGAACCGCCGGCATTGTTCGGCCCAAGCATAATAGGGCCGCCAGTCCGTCACCGGCTGTCCAGCCATCCAGGCCGAGAACGCGCCGTTATCGACCGCGAAGGACTGACACACCTCAACGGCGATCCCCAACTGTTCGGGGTGGGCAAAGCTGATGAACGCATGGCCTGCGTTGATAGCGGTAACGGCCGCTGTGGCCGGCGAAATGGTAAGGCCGTGGTAATGGATCATAGCGCGTTCACCCAGGCATCCACCTGCTCCTTCGTCCAGAGGCAGGCGTACCGCTGCCCGAGGCGTTCCATGTCCTGCGCGAACAGCTTCTGGAGCGGCGACAGCCGGCCGCCCTTCGTCTTCAACTCGACGAACCAGGTCTGGCCGCCCGGCAGGCAGACCACCCGGTCGGCCACGCCGCGATGGTTCACCGACTTGAACTTGTAGGCCACGCCGCCCAGCCGGTTGACGTGCCAGACAAGGTGCCGTTCGATCTCGCTCTCGCGCATAATTTTCTCTTACCGCCGAAACAGGGCTTGTGCAACAGGTTCTGTTGCCATACCTTGAGGGCTCAGACGGTAGACGAGGGTAGGATGGCAGCACACAGCAACATCGTCGGCGGCTCGACCGCCAAGCGGGTCATCGCCTGCCCCGGCTCTGTTCGGCTCTGCCAGCAGATGCCCGAGCGCCCCTCCTCCCGCTACGCCGACGAAGGCACCCTCTGCCACACTATCATGGAAGGCGTGCTGACCCAGGACCGCAAGCCCGAGGAGTATCTGGGCGACGCGATCGGCAGCGTCGTCGTCACTGAGGAACTCATCGAGCGTAAAATACGCCCGGCGCTTGCGGCGCTGAGTGAGATCGACCCGAACTATGACATGACCTACGAGTGCGAGGTCGTCGTCGGCTTCGGTGACGCGCTGCCCGGCGTGTTCGGGTCGGCCGATCTGATCGGCCGCATTGGCGACACGGCCATCGTGCTGGACTGGAAGTTCGGTGATGGCGTGGACGTGGCCGTCGAGGAAAACCCCCAGGCCATGTTCTACGCCGCGGCGGCCATGCGGACGTCCAAGGTCAAGTGGGCCTTCGATGGTGTCGAGAACATCGACTGCGTGATCGTGCAGCCGACAGCGGCGAAGCCCGTGAAGTGGTGGAGTACGAAGCCTGCGCGCATACGCGCCTTCGAGCGCGAGTTGTTCGCGGCCGTGAAGGAGGCCGAGAGGCCGGAGCCGCGCTTCGCCACCGGCGACCACTGCCGCTGGTGCGCCGCCAAGCCAATCTGCCCGCTGCTGACGGGCGCGGTCGAGCGCGCGGTGAAGACTAGCTTCCAAAACATCGACGGCGCTCGTCTGGCACAAATGCTGGAGCAGGCGCCGCTGATCGAGGACTACATCACAGACGTTCGGCTGCTGGCGCAGGCAATGCTGGAAAACGGCCAGCCCGTGCCCGGCTTCAAGTTGGTGCAGAAGCGCGCGACGCGCCAGTGGGTGAACCCCACCGAGGCCAAGGAGGCGCTCGCGCGTCTCGGCCTCGACGCGACGGAATTGACGGAGACGAAGCTAGTCAGCCCGGCGCAGGCCGAGAAGGCGCTGAAGAAGCGCAAGCTCGACCTGCCGGACGAACTGGTCGTCGCCGTCTCATCGGGCACCACGCTGGCACCGGAGAGCGATCCCCGGCCGCCCGTGTTGCAGATCGGCCGCCAACTGGCGGCTGCTCTTGGTAAAATCGTCTGAAGGAAAGGACACCCTAATGTCTGGTATCGTGAAGTTCGGTAACGCTAACCTTCCCTCCGTTCAGTCGCTGGCGCAGTCCCTGCGATCGCTCGACACCGGCACGTCCCTTGGCAACACGGTCATCCTCAAGATGGACAAGACCGGCCACTGGGTCTTCGGCGCCGATCAGACCGAAGTGGAAGACGACAGCCTCTGGGCCATCAACCCGTTCTCCTTCACCCACGGCTACATCGCCTGGGGTGACGGCGAGGTGCTGGGCGAGAAGATGGCGCCCGTCACGCAGCCCCTGCCTGAACTGGAGCCGGCCCCGCCGGGCTCCAAGCGCGGGTGGGAGCCGCAGGTCGGCATGTCGCTCAAGTGCGTCAAGGGCGAGGACAAGGACATGGAAGCCCGCTTCCAGACCACGTCCGTCGGCGGCAAGCGCGCCGTGCAGGTGCTGGCGCTCGCCATCGCCTCGCAGGTGGAGAAGGACCAGGGCCGGCCGGTGCCGGTGGTCCGTCTCAAGAAGGAACACTACACGCATAAGTCATACGGTAGAATATTTACACCGGTCTTTGACGTGGTAGAGTGGATTAGCCTTGATGGCCCGGATGCGGAGGTAGCGGACGTTCCGGCGGAAGAACCCGCCGCTGAGACCGGACGCCGCCGCCGCCGCGCGGTCTGACAGCAGCGCCGCCCTGCGGCAACGTAGGGCGGCGTTTTTGTAGGGGGGTATCCACAATATGGATGAAGTATGGAAAGACATTCCTGGGTTTGAAGGGTGCTATCAAGCCAGCACGCACGGCCGCATAAGGTCGGTAGCGCGCACCGTACATCGGAAAGACGGCCACAACGGATACGCTTTGTGGAACTATCCAGGAAAAATTCTTCGCGAAAGACCTAAAGAGAGCGGGCATTTGAATGTGAGTCTTGGCGCGCGCAACACCAAAAAAGTTCATCGGTTGGTATTAGAGACGTTTGTTGGCCCTTGCCCTGCCGGTATGGAGTGTCTGCACGCTGACGGCGATCCGACCAATAACAGGCTCGACAATTTGCGTTGGGGTACTCGTTCTGAAAATCGCGCCGACATACGAAAGCACGCGCAGATGCACCGTCGTCGTATGGGCTCCACTTGGCTGTCTGAAGAGACGATACGCGCCATCAAGCGCGACTTAGCTTTGCCTAATAAACCTACGCATAAAACGCTGGCGCTGAAATACGGCGTTCACATCAACACGATCAGTAACATCAACCGCGGCCGCACGCACAAGTGGGTGGGTCCGTGACGACACTCTGGCTCGATTTTGAGACGCGCAGCCGCTGCGATCTGACGCAGGCGGGCGCTTACAACTACGCCCAGGACGCCAGCACCGAGGTGCTGTGCATGTCCTACGCCTTCGACGAGGAGGAGGTCACGACTTGGCTACCGGGTCAGCCCTTCCCCGAGCGCGTGGCGCAGCACCGCGGACAAATCCGCGCGCACAACGCCGCCTTCGAGCGCATGATCTTCTGGTATGTGCTGGCCCCCGAGCATGGCTTCCCCGAGCCCCGGCTGGAGCAGTTCTATTGCACCGCCGCGCAGGCGCGGGCCAACTGCGGGCCCGGTAGCCTGGAGGACGTGGGGCGCTTCGCCGGCGCGTCCATGAAGAAGGACCACCGCGGCGCCCAACTGATCCGCGCGCTGTCCATCCCCAAGCCCGACGGCACCTTCCGCGAGGACGCGGCGCTGCTGGCCGAGATGGTCCAGTATTGCGAGCAGGACGTCCGCGCGATGCGCGCCGTCAGCAAGGCGATGCGCGAACTGTCGGCCGAGGAACTGGCCGACTACCACGTCAACGAGCGCATCAACGACCGTGGCGTGCTGGTGGACGTCGATCTCTGCAACGCCGCCATCCGCTACGCCGAGCAGGAACTGGTCGAGATCGAGCAGACCGTCCGCGAGGTGACGGGCGGCGCCATCACCAGCGTCCGCAGCCCGAAGATGCGGGCGTGGGTCGAACACCGGGTCGGGCCGCAAGCCCGCAAGCTGATGACCGTCTACAAGGACGGCGAGGCCAAGGTGTCGATCGACAAGACCGTCCGCGGCAACCTGCTGTCGCTGGCCGACGAGAACCCCGACGAGGTGCCCCCCGACGTGGCCGAGGTCATCCAATGCGCGGACGACCTCTGGGCCTCTAGCGTGGCCAAGTTCGCCAGGGCGGCGGCGCTGGCCGACGCCGAGGACGGCCGCGTCCGCGGCGCCTTCGTCTTCTCTGGCGGGGCCGCCACGGGCCGCGCCTCCAGCTACGGCCTGCAAGTCCACAACTTCCCGCGCAAGTGCGCCGAGGCGCCCGAAGAGGTGCGTCAGGCGATGGTGCGGGGGCACCAGGTCGTGCCGGCCTACGGGCGGCGCGTCACGGACGTGCTGAAGGGGATGCTGCGCCCGGCGCTGCTGCCGGCGCCCGGCAATGTCCTGATCGCCGCCGACTGGTCCGCGATCGAGGCGCGGGTGAACCCCTGGCTGTCCGGCCGGGGCGAGGACAAGCTGGAACTCTTTCGCACCGGCCAGGACGTCTACAAGGTGAACGCCTCCGCGACGTTCCGCGTCCCCGTCGAGGACGTGTCAAAGGACCAGCGCCAAGTCGGCAAAGTGCAGGAGTTGGCCTGCGGCTTCGCGGGCGGCGTCGGCGCCTTCGCGGCCATGGGCCGCATCTACGGCATCAACCTGCCCGAGAGCGAGGCTAGGAAGATGGTGGACGCATGGCGTCGGGCCAATGCCTGGGCCGTGCCGTTCTGGGAGGGGCTGGAGAACGCCTACACGCGGGCCATGCGCAACCGGGGGCATGAGTTCAGCGCGGGCCGCATAACCTATTTGTTCGACGGCCAGCACCTTTGGTATGCTCTGCCGTCAGGCCGCGTTCTTTGCTATCCCTTCGCGCGCCTGGAGCCCGAGGGCGTCACCTATGCCAAAGCCTCTTGGAAGCCCGCAGCGGACGCGAAAGAGTGGCCCCGCGCGCGGCTCTGGCGGGGGCTGGCCTGCGAGAACGTCACACAAGCCTGCGCCCATGATCTGCTGCGGCATAGCCTGCGGCAGCTAGAGGCGGAAGGTCACGGCGTCGTGCTGCATGTCCACGACGAAATCGTCGTCGAGACGCCGGACCCGGATGCGGCCAAGGCCGCCATGCAGCGCATCATGTGTTCACCACCGGCGTGGGCGGCAGGGATACCGCTCGACATCGAAGCGTCGGTGATGAACAGGTATGGCAAGTAGGGGGAGAAAATGACGGACTTCGTAGAGTACCTGCAAAACCTCGCTGAGAAAGGCGAGACGCTGCTGATCGTTAACCAGCGGCCCATCATGCGCGGCGGCGAGCAACTGAAGCACGCCGACGGTACGCTGAAGTACACATGGCCCGCCTACTTGCCGACGCGGCGGCGGGGCGACGGCGCTTGGTACGCCAACACCGGCTCCTTCATCATCGACCGCTTCCGCGACGGCCAAGCGAGCGCCGCAGCGTCCAACTGCGAACACGTCCTTGTGATGATGCTCGACGACGTGGGGACGAAAGCGAAGACGCCGCCTCTGCCGCCGACATGGATCATGGAGACGTCCGAAGGCTCCTTCCAATGGGGCTACGCCTTCTCGGACCAGCCCAAAAAGGGCGAGTTCACGGCGGCCATGACGGCCATCGCGGAGGCCGGCTACACGGACCCAGGCGCCACCAACGCCGTCCGCAACTTCCGACTGCCTGGGTCGGTTAACCTCAAGCCTGGTCGCGGCGGCTTTAAGGCGCGGCTGGTGGAGTTCCACCCCGAGCGCGAGTTCACGCTGAAGGAAATCTGCGAGGCGCTGGGTGTTACGCCTGCGCCAGCGGACACGGCCTCAACACGCTCCTTCCGCCTGCGCGACACGGGTAAGGACGTGGTGCTGGAGTGGCTGAACGAGCAGGGGCTGGTGCTGTCGCCGGTCAACCAAGAGGGCTGGCTGGGCGTCGTCTGCCCGAACGCGGCAGAACACACCACGGGGCAGAACGAGGCCCGCTACAGCCCGATCAACCGCGCGTTCTGCTGCTACCACAGCCACTGCGAGCATCTGGACAGCGCCGCCTTCCTCAAGTGGGTCTGCGACAAAGGCGGCCCGCGCGCGACGCCGGGGCTGCGGGATGAACTGCTGGCCGAGCAGATGTCGCGGGCCATGGACAAGCTGACGCCGACACCTGAGTACCCCGACCGCGCCGCGGAGGTGATTGCGGAGGTCGATCGGAAGGAACTGGGTCGGGTCGAGAAGGCGGCATGGTATGAGCGGTTCGCCTACGTCGTGTCGGACGACTGCTTTTTCGACCTAGTGGACCGGCGCGAGATCAGCCGCCACGCGTTCAACGCCCTGTTCCGCCACATCTCCTGCCGGTCCATCCACACCGGCAAGAAGATCGAAGCGGCCACCTGCTTCGACGAAAACCGTCAGGCGATGGGCGCGCGCGTTCTCGTTGGCGTGACCTACGCCGCGGGCGAGAGCGTGCTGGTATCGCGGGGCGGCGAGGTCTACGGCAACCGCTGGACCAACGCCCGGCCTGACGTGAGCGCCGTTCCGCGTGGTGACGTGTCGCGGTGGCTCGACCACTGCCGCCGACTGGTGCCCGAGCCGCGCGAGCTTAACCACATCTGGGACGTGATGGCGTTCAAGCTCCAGAACCCGAACGTGAAGATCAACCATGCGGTTCTGCACGGCGGCCATGGCGGCAGCGGCAAGGATACGATGTGGGCGCCGTTCATGTGGGCGGTCTGTGGCCCCCAGCTTGTGAACCGCGGGCTGATCGACGGCGACACGATTACGAGCCAATGGGGCTACGCTCTGGAGAGCGAAGTCATCCTTCTGAACGAATTGAAGGAGCCGGAGGCGCGGGAGCGTCGGGCGATGGCGAACCGGCTGAAGCCGATCATCGCCGCGCCGCCAGAGTACCTGGTCGTGAACCGCAAGGGTTTGCACCCGTACGATACGCTCAACCGGGCGTTTGTCCTGGCGTTCAGCAATGACATGATCCCGATCACGCTGTCGTCAGACGACCGGCGCTGGTTCGTCGTCTGGTCCCAGGCGGAACGCATGGACCCAGAGGCGGCGTCGGTCATGTGGCGCTGGTATAGGGAGGGGAACGGGTTCGCCCAGATCGCGCAGTGGCTCTATGACCGCGACGTGTCGGCGTTCAACCCTGGTGCCGCCCCGCCCATGACGGACGTCAAGGCGTCGCTGGTGGAACACAGCATGAGTACCGCCGAGAGCATGATCGTGGACATGATCCGCGGGCGTCAGGGCGAGTTCTCCAGGGGCATCATCGCCGGGCCGTTCCACGCGCTCTGCGATCGTCTCCAGGCGCAGATGCCGCCGGGCGTGAAGGTGCCGCAGGCTGCGCTGCTGCACGCGGTCCTTGAGGCTAAGTGGGTGGATATGGGGCGGCTCTATTCGTCCGAGTATCAGACGAAGAAGCACGTTTTCTGCGCGCCCGAACTGGCCGAGCGGTACAGCAAGAGCGACCTTCGGCGCTTGGTCGAGCAGTCTGCCGCGCCGAAGGTCGTCGATCTCAAGATTGCGAAGTGACGGTCGGCGGATCGGTGATGGTCAGGCGTGGGCGGGCGCGTCCCGTCCTCGTCTCGGACGGCTTCGGCTCCTCCACCTTCGCCTCGACGACCGACTTGAACTCGCCGCACCAATAGGAGCGCGCAACGCGGTGCGGCTGCGGGTAACGCTGGCAGGTGAGCGAGCCGCCGATCTGGCCGGCGGTGTAGCGGCAGATTCCGCAGTTGATCTGTTCAGTCATGGTTAACCTCCTCGATATTCGAGCCCGGTGGGTTGGGTTGGCTTGCGCGGGCACGTCGGGCTTTCGCAATCTCTGTTCGCGCCCGGCGGGCAAATGCAGCCGCGCACCGGAGGCGCTGCTGAGTGGGTGTTGGGGAACATGCACGGCTGACGGGAACATGTCTGCCCGGCATACAGACCACATGAGCAGCGCAGCGGGTATGGCCCGGCATAGAAGGGCGGCGTCATGCTCATCGCCCGTCCTCCAGCAGCGCGGCGCCAACGGAGCGAACCAGCGCGGCGGTTGCGTGATCGGTCATGCGCTCGAACTTCGCAGCGAGCGCTTCGATCCCTTCGCGCCGCCCCCTGGCGACGGCTCGCGTGATGTTCTCAAGCCCCGCGATCTCGGCCCGCATCTCGGCCCTCAGCAGATCGGCCCGCAGCCGCTCGATCTCGTCGGCGGCTTCCTCATGCAGAAAGTCCGCATTGAGTGACCGCAGCCGCTCCACAATGTCAGTCACGGTCCGCCCCAGTCTTGTAGATGTCGAGGAACCGCTTCGCGACCAGATGGCCGCCGGGCAGGCGCACCATGACGGTCGGCTCACCGATCGCCTCGATGATGTCGCGCTCTAGCTGGTGCAGGCGGTTGGCGATGGCCTCGATCACGTCGGGGTCGTCGCCCGCGTCGCCATCGCGGCGGTCCAGCAGCGCCGCCACCCGTTCCGCCACATCGAACGCGGCGCTTACGGCGCTATCGGCCTTCTCTGTCGTGTAGCGCATCGCTCTTGTCCCTCTCTCGTCTGTATGCGTTGGCGATGGCCACCGCCAGCACGTCCGGGTGCTGGCCCTCCACCGCTTTGATCCCCCAGTCTCGCGCCATCTGGCGCAGCCGTGCCGGATCGCTCTCCTCGATCCGCACCCGCATCAGCGGCTGCCTTTGCACGGCTGGCATATCCTATTGTGCGCACCTTCACTGTCAAACATTTTTTGACAGCGGAGGCACATGCGCCTGGTGGTGCCTGGCTGGGGTCCGTCCGGCTTGCGAAGCTGCTTGCGGTAGGCCGCGCGACGTTCGGGGCTGGTCTGTGCCGCCCACCATGTCGAGAGGCCGTTGCCGGTGATGTTCCCCACCTCCTCCGCGATCTGTGCCCAGTTTTTCCCTTCCGCCCGGCCGCGTTCCACGATCTCCCGGCGTCTCGTCAGGTCAGGCATCGCCCCTCCGCAGCGGCGTGACGTTGTCCCTAGCCTCGCCGTCCCACGGCTGGCGGCGCCAGTGGGGCGGCACGGTCGTGCCCTCCAGCATGCGCGCCCTCTCCACTAAGTCGGGCATGATGACGGCCAGAAGCTCCAGCGCCACCAGGGCGCGCATGGGGTCGCCTTCCGTGGCCAAGTCGGCGGCCATGTCGGCCACCGACAGCAGGTCATCCGCGAGGCTCATGCGGCGGGCTCCTTCAGCTTCAGCGGCTTGACCGGCTCGCGCTTGTTGTGGCGCGCCCAGACGGCTTCGGCTTCGTCCAGTTGGCGGCCCAGCGCGGCCAGCGTGCGCTGAATGCGCCAATGTTCTTCGCCGCCTTCATAGGCTTGCTTCAGTAGCTGTTCATGCACGGCGATTGAGGCGCAGAGGACGCGGATTGTGCGGAAGGGTGGCGGGTTGAGGTTCATCGCCAGTCGTCCTCAATGTTCATGGTGCGGAAGATGGCCCACGCGGCCAGCAGGATCAGCCCGATCCCGCCGATGATCAACGCGAGCCCAAACTTGAGCCAATCCACAAAGTCCATTGATTTGCTCCCCTCTTGTGCGTAACACTTCTTGCGGTGGTGCTGCGGTGGTCGCGCGCCATCATGCGCTGGCCGGCTCTCCCCAGGGTCGCGCATTACCCGCCCCCGCGCGTAGATCGTCCCGTCCGCGCGGGGGCGGGCTGTTTCGCTTTCTTCGTCGGAAACAGCAGCGCCAGCCGCCGGTCGGACGGATCGTGCGAGCGGAACATGAGACCCCATTCCGACAGCTTGTCGGCGCCCCGGGATACGGACGGCTTCGGCACGCCCATGGCGCGGGCCACGGCGCCGACGGTGGTGCCGGGGTTGGCCATGACGACGGCCAGGATGGCGGCCTGTCGGCAGGTCAGTTGTTCAGCGTCCATCCAACGGAGGTAGGGCTCGGCCTCTGGCGGAAGCGTGATTGTCTCGGCCTGTCGGCTCGCGGGTTGGTGTCCCATCTGGTCGGTCCTCTTGTGTTAGGTGTTGGGTGTTACGGAAGGCGGATGCGCAGATCGTAGCTCTGGCCGTAGAACGTGACCGCGCGGGGGCGGTCGTCGTCGTCCCACTCGATGCCCACGCGGTCTGGGTGCGTGCGGTCGTCCGGCACGGCCAGCCCATCGCGCTCTGCGAGCCACTGGGCGTAAAGCGTGACGCGGTAGCGTCGGAGGTCGTCGCCGCGATAGCGGTGGTGCAGGGTGGCGGGGTCGTCGATCATGGCGTGTTGTCCTTCTGCTGTTGGTGGATCATCCCGCGCAGATGCGCGAGCGTCTTTTCGGCGTCCTCGATCAGCCAATGGAGGCCCATCAGCACGCCTTGCGGCACGCGCAGAAGCTCGGCGTCGGCGTGGAGCTTGGCCAAGTCGAGGCGGATGGCGCCCAGCCGATCGGCTACGGCTGCGGGCGTGTCGGGGGCGGTCATGCGCCGCCCTCCAGATGCGCCCGCTCGGCGGTGATGTAGTCCCGCAAAATGCGGCGGATAGCGTCGCCCATGTCGCCGGAGAAGTAGTGCCCGGCGAAGCCGCCATCTGTCTGCCCTAGCGCGTCCTGTATGGTGGCGACGGCGGCATTAAGCGCCACCTCCGCAAGCGTGTCGTCATCCAGTGTTGTGCTGTCCATGTTGGCGTTCCTTTCCGTGTTGGCGGTGGTCATGCGAGGTGGTCCCAATAGGCCGCGATGATGGCCTCATCCGGCGGCAGGTGGTCGGAGTGCGGATCGGCGCGGTAATAGTCGCGCGCGATCCGCAGCAGATGCGCCAGCGCGGCGGCGGGCTCGTTTCCGTCGTCGTTGGTGTCGAGGAGAAGCGCCCCCGTGTCGGGGTCGCCGGCCCAAATCTCGGCGCTTGTCACATGACCGCAGGGGTCACGGCGCCAGATGACGCGCAGCGGCGGCATTTCTTCTAGGTGATAGACAGTCTCGGTCATGACGGCGGGCTCCCTCTCAAACGGCTTGCAGAACGTCAAAGCCTGCGATCCGCAGGTGTTCATTCCAGCGGTAACCGTCGTTCTGCGACAATGCGGAGAAGAAGGCGTCCATTTGCGTGTTGCTTCCGGCGTGCGGAACTTTGCGGGCAGCGGAAGCACACGCGGCGGTGTGCTTGTCGTATCCGCCGCCGGCGGCGAAGCCGCGCACCATGGGCGAGCCCAGCCAATGGACGTACGCGTAAAGGCGGCTTGCACCATCGCGCGGGTATTTAAACGCGACCGTGGCGACGCGCTCGCCGCGGTGCATGACGACGTAAGCCGAGACGCTGGCGAAGGCGGCGCGGTGCTGCTGGTAGATGTCGGTCATGGTTGTCTGTCCCTTGTGTGCGGTGGTCGCAAAAGACTGTGTAGCGATATGGGTGACGGAGTGCAATAGGGTTTATGGGGTAACGATTAAGAGAGCCCAAAGGGCCGCGATGCAGAGGGCCCATGCGAGGGCGGCGCCAACGGCGCGGGCGAGGGTGCGGGCGAGGGTGCGGGCGAGGGTCATGGTTCAAGCCTCCGTGTTGGCGGTTGCGGCGATAACGAAATCCTCAGCGCGCAGGGTCTTATCCGTGAAGTACCCGCGCGCGACGTAGACCGGGATCACCTCGCGCAAGTGGCGCTCGGCGCGGTCGAGGCTGTCAAAAATGGCATGGATAGCGAGCGGGTTGCGGCGCTCGGCGATGTAGTACTGGCGCATGGTGTCGGGCTCCTTACAGGTATTGGCGGCGGATGCGCCGCGCGTCTTGCAGCCAGAAATATGCCCAGTAACGGCTCCCGGCGCGGCGGGCTTCGGCGGCGCGGCGCAGTGCATGGGCGGCCATGTCGCGGTGGTTGGCGTGGGTGGCGGGCATGGTGGCGGGGCCTTTCACTTGTTCCAAACGATAGAACCATAGGCGTCGCGCCATGCGCGGCCGGCGGTCACGGCCGCGCGCTCGGCCGCGTCAACGGCCTCGCGCTCGGCCTCATAGCGAGCGCGCAGTGCGGGAGGCGCCATCTCAAGGCAAGCGAGGAACGGCGTGCGGGTATCGGACGCGCAACCGAAAATGGTCGAGCAAGTTTCGGTTAGCTTCGCGCGAAGCTTGGCGACGTAGGCCTTGGTGGGTGCGGGCATGCTGTCAGTCTCCCTTGTGTTGTCGAGCATCTGGCGCTCGCCATGCGCGCCCCTGTCGGAGCGCGCGGGCGCGAGCGTCAGTCGCTGATAAGGGCCGCCGGATCGGTCGCCTCGCGGTAAGCGGGCCAGTTGACGTAATAGACGGGGCCGCCCTTCCGCATGAGAACGCCAATCTCGCCGTGCGCGTCTAGGATGCCCTGGATGCGCTGGCGCTCCGCGATCTCGGCCTGCACCTTCGCTTCCTCGCGGGCGAGGCGGGCCTGCCGGGCGTTGAACACTTCGCTGAAGGTCTTGGGGGTGTAGGTCATTTAGGCCATCTCCTATTCGTTGATCACTGGCACCATATTAGCGTCGGTTTCTGGCATTGCAACAGTTTCGGTAGCACCAAGGCGAAAAATTTTGGGGTTAGGTGGAGGGGTTAGGTGAAGGGTTAGGTGCGGGGTTAGGTGGTTGGGGGCGGGGCGGAAGGCGCCGGGGCTCCATAGGAGAGCGCGGGGCTTAGGTGGTTTAGGTAGTGGTTTGTATACTCGTTTAGACAAAAGAGTGTTATATTATAACATATGTATATAGTGGAGTAGCGCTGCCGATTTTTTTCGGTATGCCTAAACCGCCTAATCGCCTAACAGCTGCTCGCCCTCGCCGCGTGGCCCGACGCATCCCGTCCCGCGCATCACGTCCGCGCCAGCCACGCATATGCATAGCGCCGACACGTTTAGGCGTTGCCTAAATGACCTAACGCGATTGCATAGCGTCGGCATGTTTAGGCATTGCCTAAATGACCTAACGCTGCGCAGCGCCAGGCATTATGTGAACAGTTGAACAGCTGTTCATATGACCAGGCGTTTGAGTGTTTGCAATAGATTGTCTAGCGTATGCAATCGGCAGCTTGCTCGCGAACCCCCCGGCCCTACCACCCCCCGGGGCGCCGCCCAGAGCCGGCACCTCCACTCCCCATACGCAACCCCGCAAAAAGTACGTTGCGCACCCGGAAATAGCGAAAGTGGCACCGCGTGACCCCCCCCACCCCCGGGTCTGCTTTCGGCGCACCCCGCCGCAAAAAATAATGAAACTGCTGTTTGATCGTCGGTTCCGCGGCGTGCTACCAATCGCGCATGACCGTGTTCTCACTTCCGTATGAGCCGCGGCGTCTACAGGCGACCGAAGCGCGGCTAGAGGCCATCTACAACGCCGCGCGAAAGGGGCTGAGAGGCGACACGCTGGCGCTCGCCGCTGGCATGACGCCACAGGAGTACCGCGCTCTTTGTCAGTTCGACCCGCTGGCGGCGCTAGCCGAGGAGAAGGGCCGCGCTGACGGCGAGATGGAGATGGCTGGCGTGCTGCGCGAAGCGGCGCTGAACGGAGACGCCAAGGCTGCGCTCGACGTTTTGAAGCACGCCTATGGCTGGGTTGCGAAGCAGGCCGTGCAGGTGGATGCCCAGGTCACGCACACGCACATGCTCCACCTTGAGGCGCTACAGGCGCTGGCGTCCAAGCCGCACGACGTCATTGAGGGTAAGGCTGACGAGGTCGCGGCTCTGTCGTCGCTGCCGTCGGACCTGGCCGCGCAGGACGCCCGGGAATGAGCGCCGACAAGGACACGTTCGTCTCGTTCATCCAGCGTTACCGCAGTGACCCCGTCGGGTTTGTGCGCAACGTGCTGGGGGCCAAGCCGCTTCCGTGGCAGGAGGAGTTCCTACGGGCGATCGCCAGGGGCGAGCGCCGCATCTCGGTGCGGGCCGGGCACGGGGTCGGCAAGTCGACGGTGTGCAGTTGGGCGCTGATCTGGCACGCCTCCACCCGCTACCCGCAGAAGGCGGTGGTGACCGCGCCGACCGCGGCGCAGTTGTTCGACGCGCTCTACGCCGAACTCAAGTCGTGGGTGAACAAGCTGCCCCAGGTGCTGCGGGACAGCTTCGAGGTGTTCAGCGACCGCATTGTGCTAAAGGGCGCGCCCGAGAGTAGCTTCATATCCGTCAGGACCAGCAGCAGCGAGCGGCCCGAGGCGCTGGCGGGCGTGCATAGTGAGAACGTGCTGCTGGTGGTCGACGAGGCCAGCGCGGTGCCAGAGGCGGTGTTTGAGGCCGCGGCTGGCTCCATGTCGGGTCACAGCGCGACGACGATCCTGATCAGCAACCCGACGCGCAACAGCGGGCTGTTCTACAAGACGCACCACGACCTAGCGGCTGACTGGTTTCGGATGCACGTCAGTTGCCGCGACAACCCGCTGGTGTCGTCGGACTTCATCTCGCAGATCGCCGCGACCTACGGCGAGACGAGCAACGCCTTCCGCATCCGGGTGCTGGGTGAGTTTGCCCTGGCCGACGACGACACGCTCATCGCGGCCGAGTTGGTTGACGGCGCGCAGGACCGCGACGTGGCCGCCAGCCCCGGCGAGCCCCTGGTCTACGGCCTCGACGTGGCGCGGTTCGGGACGGACAGGACGGCGCTCTGCAAGCGCAAGGGCAACGTGGTGCTGGAGATCAGGCACTGGGGCGGCCTGGACCTGATGCAGACCGTCGGCGCGGTGATGAACGAGGCGAAGAAGGACGCGCCGGACGAGATATGCGTCGACACCATCGGGCTGGGGTCGGGCGTGGCCGACCGCCTGCGCGAGATGGGCATGAACGTGCGCGACGTGAACGTCGCGGAGAGCAGCGCCATGAACCCCAACGCCCACCGGCTGCGGGACGAACTGTGGCTATCTGTAAAAGATTGGTTAGCAACCAAGTCGGTGAAGCTGCCAAAGGACGAGGTGCTGCGGCAAGAGTTGGTCGCGCCGCGGTACACGTTCACCTCAACCGGCAAGATCGTGGTCGAGAGCAAGGACGGCATGAAGAAGCGGGGCATGCGGTCGCCCGACCTTGCCGACGCCTTGTGCCTTACCTTCGCCGGCCAGGCGGCGGGGGTGGGCGGCCGGGTGACGCCGTGGATGGCGGGGAAGCCGCTGAAGCGTGGGATCCGAGGCGTGGTTTAGTATTTGCGTGCTGGACGCAACGCGATTACGTTCTGTGCTGTTTTCCTTGGGGTTTCGTGGATGAAGACGCCGGCCTGGCAGCGGAAAGAGGGGCAGTCGAAGACTGGCGGCTTGAACGCAAAGGGCCGCGCGTCTGCGAAGGCGCAGGGGATGGACTTGAAGCCGCCGGTTAAGTCTGGCGACAACCCGCGTCGGGCGTCGTTCTTGGCGCGGATGGGGGCGATGCCTGGGCCGGAGCGTGACGAGAAGGGGGAGCCGACGCGGCTCCTTCTGTCGCTGCAAGCATGGGGCGCCTCGAGCAAAGCGGACGCGAAGGCTAAAGCGCGCGCCATTTCGGCCCGGAACAAGGGGAAGGCAAAGTGAAGAAGCCAGTGTGGAAGACGCCCGACCCGACGAAGGGCGACAAGAAGCTGACGCCGGCCAAGAAGGCGAGCGCAAAGGCGATGGCAAAGGCCGCGGGGCGCCCATACCCGAACCTCGTCGATAATATGCGCGCGGCGCGGAAGGGGAAGTAAGATGAGCGACGTCATGCCGGAAATGGAGGAAGGCGAAGCCTGCCCCGCGGCAACGGGCGACCTGACGCTGAACCTGCGCAACCGCGGCAAGGCTATCGACAAGGCCGACTACGGCCCGATAAACCCCAATGAACCGAACGAAGAGTACTGGCGTCGCATGGCCGCGCGCTGGGACGTGCCGGCTGAAGAAGCCAAGACCATGCGCTGCGGGAACTGCGCGGCGTTCAACAAGACGGAGCGGATGATCCGCTGCATTGAAGAAGGCCTGTCTCCCGATCGCATGGAAGACGCGATGGAGGTCGTCGAGGCGGGTGACCTGGGCTTCTGCGAGATTTTCGACTTCAAGTGCGCGTCTGGCCGGACGTGTTCGGCCTGGATTGCCGGCGGGCCGATTGAAGACGAGGACGACGAGGAAGAAAGCGAAGAGGAAGACGAGGACGAGAGCGAGTACGGCGAGGAGGGCTACGCCGACTCCGAGGACATGAGCGCCGAGGAAGAAGAATGAACGTCGCCATCTGCGTGCCCGCGCGCGACGAGGTCGCGACGGGTTTTGCTCACGATCTGGCGGTCTTGTCGGCGCGCTGGTATGCCGCGGCCCCGCCAGGCGCGCGGTTTGACGTGCATTTCGTGGCTGGGACGCTGATCGCGGACCAGCGGGCGAAGCTGGCGCGCATGGCGCTGCAATCTGGCGCGGACTACGCGCTCTTCCTCGACAGCGACATGCGGTTCCCGTCTTACCTACTTGAGAAGATGATCGCGCGCGGTAAGGACATCGTCGCGTGCAACTACGCGACGCGGCGCCTGCCGGTGAAGACGGTGGCGTTCTCCGACTTTGCGAAGCTCGAATGTATCTACTCGCACGACAAGACCGGGCTTGAAGAGGTGGACGCGATCGGCATGGGGGCGATGCTGGTGAAGACGGAGGTTTTCAAGAAGCTGCCGCTGCCGTGGTTCAACGTGTCCTACCTGCCGAGCGGGCAGATGTACGTCGGAGAGGACATTTACTTCTGCAAGCTGGCTCAGGCGCACGGCTTCAAGGTGTGGGTCGACCACGATCTGTCGAAGGACGTGAAGCACATCGGGTCCATGGAGTTCACGCACGACCACGCAGAGGCGTGCCGTGCCGACATTCCGACCGACGTCGAAGAGGCGGCGGCCAAGATCATGGAGAGCGCAGCGTGAAGAAGATGTCGAAGGCCGACAAGAAGGTCGGCAAGGTGATGAGCGAGTACAAGGCTGGCACCCTTCGCTCTGGGTCGAAGACCGGCCCGAAGGTGAAGAGCCGGGATCAGGCGATTGCCATCGCTCTGAGCGAGGCTGGCAAGGCTAAGAAGCGTTGAAGCACTACTACGACGAAATTCAGGGCTGGTTTAACTTCTCCGGGGCCTACCGCGACGCGCTGCGGGAGGCCTCTGATAGCTCTGTTTTCGTCGAGTTGGGCTGCTGGAGGGGCCGATCAGCGTGCTTTCTGCTCGTCGAGGCGCTGAACGCCGGTAAGACCTTCTCGATCTACTTCGTCGACCACTGGGGCGGGTCAAACGAACCCGAACACCAGACAGACCCCGAGCTAGAGAAGGTCTACGACCAATTTCTCGCGAACGTCGAGCGCGCCAACTACCCAAAAGCGACCGTTTTGCGCATGCCGACGGTCGAGGCGGCGGGTCTATTCAAGGACCAAACCGTCGATTTTGTCTGGGTCGACGCTGGCCATGAGTACGACGAGGTTATGGCCGACCTAAAGGCTTGGTGGCCGCGGGTAAAACCGGGCGGCGTGATTGGTGGTGACGATTTCCCCATGGACGGTGTAAAGCGGGCTGTAGGTGAGTTTTTCCCGCATGCCGAAGTCGTCTCTGAAACAGGCTGGAAGTGGTGGCGGGTGAGAAAAGGGCTGAAATGATGGCGCAGGGCATTACTCCGGGCCGTTATGACCCCGACGTTGTGAACATTCCGCAGCGTAGCGACGTTTACAACGACGAGACCGGTTACGCGCTGCCGCAGATGGAGCCGATGTCGGACGAAGAGTTCCGATACATCGTTTTCCAGGCCATTACTGACGCCCAGACCTACATTGACAGCTACCTCGCGCCTGCCCGCGAAGAGGCGATGGCCTACTACCTGGGCGAAGAGTTTGGAAACGAGGAAGAGGGCCGCAGCCGGGTCGTGATGACCGAGGTTCGCGACACAATCCTCGCGATGCTGCCCTCTCTGCTTCGCATTTTCACGGGCGGCGAGAAGGTGGTCGAGTTCGTGCCCAAGGGCGCCGAGGACGTGGCGGCTGCGGAGCAGGCGACCGACCTCATCAACTACATCTTCATGCAGGAGAACCCCGGCTTCCGCATCCTGCACGACGCGATGAAGGACGCGCTGATTTCCAAGACGGGCGTCCTGACTTGGTACAAGGTCGACGAGGAAAGCGTCGAGTATTACGACTACTCGGGCCTGTCGCCGGAAGAGATGGCGTTTATCACGTCCGATCCTGACGTGTCGGTCGAGAGCATGAGCGAGGTGATTGACCTCGACACCGGCTTTACGAAGACCGATCTGCGCATCCGGCGCGTGAAGCGCACGCCGCGCTATGTGGTCGAGTGCATTCCGCCCGAGCAGTTCCTCATCGACAATGAGGCGACCTCGATCGACAACGCCATCTATGTGGCGCGTCGGAAGCTGGCGACCGTGTCGGAATTGGTGGCCATGGGCTACCCGCGCGAGATCATCGAGGAGAACGCCGGGACCGGCGGCTTTGACATGAACATGGAGACGCTGGTCCGCAACCCGGCGGATCAGAGCTTCTTCGGTCTGACGCAGACGACGGACGAGACGACCGACAAGGTCTTCTACGTCGAGAGCTACATTCGCTGCGACCGCGACGGCGACGGCATTGCCGAGCTTCACAAGGTTTGTTCGGTCGGCAACGGCGCGTACATCCTGCACAGCGAGGTGGTGCAGAAGGCGCCGTTCTCGCTTCTGGCGCCCGACCCGACGCCGCACACGATCTTCGGTCAGTCCATCGCGGACCAGACGATGGACTTGCAGCTTATCAAGTCCTCGATCCTTCGTAACACGTTAGATAGCTTGGCGCAGTCGATCCACCCGCGGACGGTCGTGGTCGAGAACCAGGTCAACATGGCCGACGTGATGAACGTCGAGACGGGGGCGATCATCCGCGCCCGCGCTCCAGGCGCTGTGGCGCCTCTGGCGACGCCGTTCGTGGGTCAGCAGGCCCTGGGTGTGATGGCCTATCTCGATGAGGTGAAGACGCAGCGTACGGGCATCTCGCGGGCCTCCCAGGGCCTGGATGCGGACGTCTTGCAGTCGACGACCCGCGCGGCCGTCCAAGCCCAGTTGTCTAGCTCGCAAGAGCGCATCGAGATGATCGCGCGGCTCTTTGCCGACGGTCTGAAGCGGTGCTTCCAGGGCCTTTTGGGCTTGGTGGTGCAGCATCAGGACAAGGCGAAGATCATCAGGCTGCGCAACCAGTTTGTGCCGATCGACCCGCGGGGTTGGGACGCCGGCATGGACATGGTCGTGAACATCGCGCTGGGTCGCGGCTCCGACGAGCAGCGCATGGCCTTCCTGATGCAGATCATCCAACAGCAGAAGGAAGTCATCCAGACCTATGGGCCGTACAACCCGCTCGTCGATCTGGTTCAGCTTCGCGGGGCGCTTGCCCAGGTTACCCAGTTGGCCGGCTTCCAAGACCCCAGCGCCTTCTGGAAGGAGATCAACCCGCAGGAGGTCCAGGCCTTCATGCAGCAGATGGCGCAGGGGGCTAACAAGCCCGACCCGGCGCAGTTGCTGGCGCAGGTTGAGGCCGAGAAGGTGAAGGCCGACATCCTCATCAACGCGGCGAAGCAGGAACTTGAGCGCCAGAAGGCGGCGGCCCAGGCCGACCTTGAGCGCGACAAACTTTATGTCGACGCCATGCTCAAGGCCGCCGAAATCCAGGCCAAGTACGGTACTCAGGTCGACATGGCGCTGATCAAGGCCGAGGTTGACCGCCAGCGGGCCGAAATCCAGGCTATGTTCCGCACGGCCCAGGGCCCCATCCCTGCCGTTGAGCAGCCGGCGCTGGGCGGCCAAGTGCCGCTGATGATGCCGCCGGGGGCCATGTGATGGCGACCTATGAGCAGGAAGAACTCTGGCGCGCCGCTGGCGCGCTGCACCGGGACGGAGCCGCGCAAGAGGTGCTGAAGCGCCTCGAAGCGCGGTTTGTTGCCGAGTGGATGAACTCAACCCCAGAGGAAGGGGTGAAACGGGACGATGCGTACCGGATGGTGCGCGCCGTAGCTGCGTTCAGACAGGAGCTTGAGGCGCTCGCCTTAGAGCCAACCGTGGCGCAGTTCAATCGACGCTTGAAAGTGGCGTCTTCGTAGGAGTAACTTTTTATGACCGAGCAGTCGCAGCCAAGCGAAATCGGTTTGACGGAGGCCGCGGGCCGGATTTCTTCGCTTTTGGGAGGGGGTGACCCCGAACCCTTGGCGCCGAAAAAGGCGGTGGCCTCTGCCGAGGTTGAGCAGACCGAGGCGTCGGCAGACGCGGGCGACGAGACTATGCCGGAGGGCGACGAGGCAGCGGATCAATCCGCGTCGTCGGAAGGCGAGACGCCCGAGACTGTCGAGGACGGCGGTGAGGAAGCCGATGGCGGCCTGAAGCCTGATACGCTGGTCACCGTCAAGATTGACGGCAAGACGCAGCAAGTCACGCTGAAGGAGGCGCTGGACGGCTATCAACGGCAGTCCGATTATTCGCGAAAGATGCAGAAGCTCCGCGAGGAGCAGACCGCATTTCAAACGGATCGCCAGCAGGTGGAGGTTGAGAGGGCCCAGTACAGCCAGCTTCTAGGGGCGCTACGGCAGCAGCTTGAACAGATGCAGCCGCAAGAGCCCGACTGGGAGAAGTTGCACCGGGAAGACCCTTTGAACTTTCCGCTCGTTGAGAAGCAGTGGCGCGACTACAAAGAGCGCCTGGCCGCGACGAAAGCCGAACAGGAACGTCTGGCCGCGATTGCTGCTCAACAGGAGGCACTGGAACTGCGGCAGCAGGTAGAGCAGGGGCGTCAGTTTCTGCTTGAGAAGATGCCGGAGTGGAAGGATCAGGCGAAGTGGGACGCGGCACGCAACGGGCTTCGGGAGTACGGCCAGAAGATCGGCTACAGCCCCGAGGAACTGTCGCAGGCCTACGACCCGCGAGCCATCCTAGTGCTTGAGAAGGCGCGTCGCTACGACGCCCTCATGGCAAACCGGCCCAAGCCTACGCAGGCGCAGGGACCGAAGC